TAGGCCGCAGTCTGCGCCTGCATGGCGTTCTGGCTGGCCTTTTTCTGGGCCTTGCCTCCGAAGATACCGCCGATGACAGAGAAAAGGCCCAACTGAACACACGCCTCTTGAGAGGTGGTGCCCCGGAGCAGGCGTTAGCGTCCGTAGCTGTTGTCTAGCCTATATCTTCGGGTACTGCAATACCCGATTGCATAAGGGCGGGCGGAGGCGTAGTGTAATAGCGCGGATCCCGCAGCTGATGGCGCGAGCTAAAACCGAGATCTCTCGGTAGCGTCAGTTTTGCTGATCTGCCATGCGCAGAAACAGCAACAGGGGCAGGACATAGTGGTGCATCGCGTTGTCACGTATCTCGCCCCTAGCCTCTTATACCGGAGCCCGCCTGATGTGGATGATTCTGCTGACTGCCGCATGGCTCGGATTGGGATGCTGGAGCCGGGCCAAGCTAATCTGCGGATCGCATAGGGATTGGGGGCGCGACATATACGGCTGGTTCGGCTGGGTTATGATCGCAGCCGGGCCCGTTGGAATTGTTGGCGGACTGTGGGCGTGGTGATTTACGCCGCTCGCCGAAATATCGCACCGGCCTTCAGGTAGAGCCCGCCGACCGGCACACCGCCAGCTGCTGCCGCTGCATCGGTAGCATATTCGGAAGCGTTCAGGATCGTATCGACAAGCACCGCCGCGTCCAACGTCTTGTTCGTGAGCGTCTCGTCACCGTCGACTGTCGCCAACATACCACCGAGCGGGAGCACGATTGCCGTGTCCCCCTGCGCCGTCAGATCGACACGAAACCCGCCAGCAACGTGCGCGAACCGGTCATCGACCGACAGCGTAAGAGAGGTCCCGTCATCGACTGCACGCACCCCGTCGCCCAGCTTCAGAACGCGCTCGTTCGCAAAGGCGCCATTTGGCGAGAGCGTCAGCACCGTGGCATCCTGCAGCGCCTCGGTAGCATCGGCCTGCACAGTCACCGCCTCTTGCGTTTCCCCGACCGCCTGGGCCTGCTGCTCGAACGCCGCTACCAGTCGACGATCGCCGTTAAGGGCCCGCGTTAGTGCGTCGCGGTTGAGGGTCGGAACCTGCGTCGTCATGCGTTTAACCCGCGCGCCGTGACCTCGCACGCAGCGAACCCCTGGATGGCGCTATCGTACCCGCGGAAGCGTATTCCGGTATAGTTGCGGATCCTCGCGTGCGGACGCCACCATACGCGCTTCTGGCGGTCACCCTTGGCGCCGGTCGATATCGCCCGCTCCGGTCCGAATGTCACGCCGTCCTGCATCATCGACATAAATGCAACACCAGGGTCACCACGTGCAGGCAACCCAACCAGCTCGACGCTATCGAGAATTGCGCCCTTCCCGCCATTGTAGATCATGCCAACATCGAACAGCCACTCGACAGGTTCACCGAACACCGTTGCGACGTCCGACGACAGCACGCCGAGCGCCGCGGACTTCGCATCGCCGACCATAGTCTGGCCGTAGACGTTGACCGCGTTGCGCGGGCGGTATGCCTGATCCTGCGCGGAGCCGAGGCGATACCACACGGGCTCGCCAGCCGCCTCGGTAGCCTTGGCGAGGAAGCACCACGTCTCGTTTGCTAGATGTACCAGCAAGCGCAACTCGTCGCGCGACACACGGCGCTCGAGCACGATCGCGGTAGGGTCGACCTCTGCCGAGAGCGCATCGTCGATTACGCGCGTGCTGATCTTGCTCGCCGAGCCGCTGCCAGCGACATGCACGCCGAGCGCATCACCACGTGACGAGCCCACGAATGCGAACGTATTGCCGAACAGGCACTTGGCCGTCGCCGACACGCACCCGGTATTGATCAGCGCGCCGCCTACGTTAACGAACGGGAAGCCGGTGCCTCCTTGGTTGTCTAGAAACTGGATCGTGTAGCGGTTCAGCACCGCCGCTTCGTTGTTGATGCGGATCAGGCCTGTGATCGGATCGGGATCGGACTCCGCGGAACCGTACTTCAGCGGCTTGACCTGGAACGGGTCTGACAACTCCGTCACAACCACGAACTTGCCGTCTGTGGTCATGGTGTAGCCGGCGATCCAGATTGCGTCGAGGACCACGCCCAGATCGCTATCCGTGACCTGTTTGAGCGTGATGCCGTCCCAATAGTAGAGACGCGTGCCGCTGCGGATAATCAGCCGATCAAACGAATAGTCCAGATTGGCCGTACCGTCCGCGCCGACATCGCCAAGGATCGTCGTCGCACCGTCTGCGGTGACCGATACGAGGTTCGAGCCCATTACACGGTAACAGGCGTCATTCCAGTTGATGGCTGCACGATCAATCCCCGGCCCGGTGCCGATCGTAACTGCACCGGCCGCGCTGCGTAGCTGCCCTTTGCTGATCCCGCTGTTGACGATGATCGGCTCGAGGTTTCTCGGGTAGCTTACGCCGAACTCCGCGGCCCGGCTGGCGGTGATGCCTGAGAGGAGGGATACGGCGGTCACACGCGGCCCACGTAAGGATAGCGTCGGGTATAGCGGTTATGGCCGGAGCCGCGCACCGTGTTGCCGGGCAGCTGCGCGGTCGGGACCGAGGCCATCTCCCCCTGCATCGTCATCAGCGATCGTGCCATGGCGCGGGTAGCTTCAGGCGACAGCGATACAGCCATGCCAGGCGCGATCCGCAGCGCCAGATACTGCGCAACCGTGTTGAACGCGAAATCAGGGATGCCGGACTGCTCTTCGGGAAGGCCCGCGCCATAGGTCGGCTGCGAATAGCCCAGCAACGCCCACGGTAGCTCGAGCATCAGTGCGTTAAGCTTACGCAGCGCCGCAGACTGCTCTTCCGGTGTCCGATCAAAGGCGAAGCCAGCAGCCCCACAATCGTCGAAGGCGAGGTCGAGAATGTCGGACTTAAGCTTGCCGCCCGTGGGTAGCGATAGAGTGATCATCGTCTCACCGTCCAAACAATGCTGCGAGCAGGAAAACGAACAGCGGCGAGTTGCACCGCCAGAAGATGTCGCCCGGCTCCTTAAAGCCGGGCGCATCGGTTACTTGTTGGTGGGCTTGCCGTTGGGCCAATAACGCATGGTCAACTCCTTTCCTGTTGGTGTGGGGATCAGACACGCACGTCATCGATTGCTGTTTCTTTGACCCTCAAAGCCGAGTAGGCTGAAGCTCTCAGAACTTTTCGAATGGACGTAGCGATGGGACGTGCGCTGAAATGGTTGTCGATGGCTTGGGCAGAAATACTGAAGCCGAACGGTCGGTATAAGCCCCAGCCTCCCTTCGACTGCGATCTCTGCGAGGAAGAGACCGCAGTCGAAGGCAGCGCCTTCTGCTTTTGGTGCCAGCCGGGGCTGTAACTGCCCCTGATCACGCTGCCGTCGCCGTGATGTTGTCAAGCTGCAGCCCAACCGTCGCCGAAGATGCGGCGCTCGACTGGCGCCAGCCGATAAGGCCCGGCGCTGCAAGCGTGGTTTGCGTGCCCGCTGCTGGCGAACCACTGAACACCTGAACCGCTGCGGCACCATTGACGCTTACCTTGAGCGTGTGGACCTCCGACCCAGCAACTCCCGTAATGTCGAGCTCATAGTCGAGCGTATCGCCTGCGTTGAACGCCGGGGTGGCGGTTGTCACACCTGCAAAGTTGCTTGCGGTCGACGCAACGAAACTGGCGAGCGTGTGGAATGCACCATTGGATCCGCAACCAGCATAGTAATAGTTTGAGCCGTCGACGATGCGGTAACGGATGTAGCAGTTGCCCGCCTTGGTGTTGACGATCGTGCGCCATTTGATGACCTGGTTGATCGTCGGAGGCGCGTAGCTGAACGTGCCCTCACTCGGGACGGTCGTACCAGCAAGTGCGTTGTTGCGGATCTGGGACACGCCCGTCGTCTGCGTGATCGTGTGACCGCTGTCCGTAGTGTAGGATGCGGCAGGCGTGTTGTCGGCTCCGGTGAACGTCGCATTGAGACCGCCAGCAGGCGCTGCGGCGGGCGTGTAGCTTGCAACGCTGCTGACGGGCCCGGTTCCGATGGCGTTGACCGCACTGACCCTGAAGTCATAGGCCGTGCCGTTCGTGAGGCCAGTTATAGTCGCGCTGGTAGCGGTCGAGGTGCCATCAGCGAAGGTCAACCACGTACCCGACGACGATGCCTTGAATTCTGTAATATAGTCCGTGATCGCCGAACGGTTGCTGCTAGGCGCAGTCCATGCGAGCGCCACTTGGCCGCTCGATGGGGTGCCAGATAGTCCCGTGACCTGCGCGGGCGCGGTCGGCGCGAGGTTGTTGGCCTTTGCCGTTGCGAGCGCACTGTAATACCGCCCGCCGAACGTGCGCTGGCTCGCTGCATCGAAGTGCAGATTGTCGCCGCCACTCGTCAGGCCGGTGCTGTCGACGAATGCCGTGAACGCAACGCGGTTCGGCAGATCCGCGAGGGCGGCAGAAACCGCAGTCGTGGTCTGTGCACCGCCTACCAGCAGCCCGCCCACGATGAACGGCGCATTGTTCGCGCCCGTGATACTGGAACGCCAGCGGGTGATCAGCGCGTCGAGGTCGGCCGCATACGTCGCCTGTGACGATGTACGGTCGCCCTCGCCTTGATGCCATGCGAGCATAACGAC